GTGACATGAGCGTTCTATCTAAGCCCATGCCAGACACCTCCTCTGTTAACCCTTTAGGTTTGAGGTGCACTGTTGTTTGCCCCAGTTGTAATAAACTGGCGGCACGCACTAAGACGACAATCGGTAATGGATTAAAGGTGATTAGGTTGCGTTTCTCTCTTGGGAGAAACGAGCTACCTTACCTTGAACCCGGCCAACTGAACTCTTTTCTTCTTTTCCTCCTCCGCCCCGGTATACCCCGTCATAGTATACCCTTTCCTCGCCGTGTCACTCGACATGGCACCCTCATACGTCTTTCGCGTATGCACCGTTGGGAGCTTGCTCATTCGGTGGCTTCTTTAAAGAAGTCCATTCCCAACGAGGTATGCAAGACTCACCCCCCCCCCTCTGCTCTCGGCCCTTGGCTTCAGAGAGCTTCTCGACCACTCACCTCTCCCCTCGATCCTGGTTATTTAGCACACGTGAAGAGAACAGTATCTAATATCTTCGTGCCTAACTGGGATCACTCCTATCATTCAAAGTGTGTTGAATCGTGCCCCAATGTATCTGCTAGATCAGTTTTACTTACTGATGGCAATACAGAGTGGTCGACCAAGTCATCACAGGATGAATACCTCTCTTTCCTTCGCGGCGGTCCTACCCCCGCCTTCTTAACCCCCTTGGCCCCTAACCTAAGAGTCAAGTCAATCCCAACACCCGGTAAATCCCGGGTTATTGGTATTCCGTCGTGTGATTATGATCTTTTGGCCCCTCTTCATAAGACCATTTATCATCATCTCCGGAAGCAAGATTGGCTCTTAGCCGGCCCCCCCACCTCCCCCCGTATCTCGCATACTGTCGGTCCCGTCGGCTCAGTCTGTACATCTGTCGATCTGACAAATGCTACTGATGGGCTCGATCTTAGGATCACATCAGTCATGCTCCGTACTCTCCTCGAAACTTCTAAGGTGCCTTCTAACGTTAAAGAGTTAGCCCTTATGAGTCTCAATCCATATATAATGGATCAACACCAGAGGATTGAGCATGGTCAGATGATGGGGACCTACCTTTCATTTCCCCTTCTTTGCTTGCATTCATATTGTGCAGCAACCTACGCCGGCCGTGGATCTGATATCCACGGGATTCTAGTTAATGGTGATGATACTATGGTATCATCGAGGCTCCCTTTGGGACCTTACCCTGCTGGTTATGACATAAATACCAGTAAGACCATGATTAGTCGTGCCGAGTGCGAAATTAATTCGACGGCGTTTCT